CTTCAGAAAGATGGACTCTTATTCTGGCCAATAGACTCTCATAAAAATCCATTTCACAAAATATAATAGCAAATATTTTTGTTGTTGCGGGAATATATTTAAGCTCAGTGTAAACAACATACTCTTTCCATATCTCATTTATTTTCTGATTAATAAGGATATAAAGTTTAACCAAGTCATCATTATTCGTTGGCAGTGGAACCTCTTCAACTTTCATTCATGGCCACCCCCGTAGTAGGGTACCAGTGTACGCATCAACGTAGTACGCAAAAAGAAAAGGGGGGAGGGGGGTAGTAGGGTAGTAGGGAGGTAGAAGATCATAATATCTTTACATCTCCCTTAGCTATAAGTCTGTGGAGTGTACCTTCGCCAAGTATGGCAACAGTTCCGTCAAAGTAATAGATTTCGTAGTTATTTCTCCACTTAATAAGTTCATTATCAGTCTTAAGTGTACCGCTTGTTATAACCTTTGTTATAACACCAACCTTTCCCATATCTTCTATTAACGTTCCGACTTTAATTTTTTCCACTTCGATAACATCTCCTCTAAAACGTATTTGTCATATTGTCTTAAACGATTAACAAACACGAGGGTTCCGTGTAGTTGCGGAAATGGAGAGATACCATAGGCCCCCATTTTAATAGCACTTAAAACACCAATAGGCATTCCTTTGTTATCAAACACAACAGCACCAGAAGCACCAGGAAGAGCAAATGATTGCATCATAAAAGAATATGTTCCATATGTAGCAATTGTACCATGAAACAAAGATTTATCCAAATCAGCAGGATATCCTGCATACAATACAGTCTTGCCTAAAATATCTAATTCTTTATTAACAACATAATTAACAGGCTTTACTGTTTTTAGTTTTCTTTCTGGAACTAAAAACAAAAGGTCGTTTTCTTTATCTAAAATAGCAGGATACAGCTTCACCTTATCTTCTCCATCTATAGCATAAGCAACCTCTCCTTCTATAGACAAAACATGTGCAGCAGTAATTAAAAAATTGTGATGGCCTATTTTGAAATAATTTGATGAAGCGTGTCCCACCTCTTCTTCTTTTGCATATGTAACAATTCTAGCAGATGATTGTATTGCTTTGTCATAATAATAGTAGTGTGCAGCCTTGGTTTGCTGGAAAGATATTGTTGCTTCTTTGTCCCCATAATCATACCCCACAGTACAAGCTAAAATTAAACTCAATAACATAAAAAACCCTCCCCCCTATAATAAATAGAGAGGAGGGACAACAAAGGAGAGTTATTGTATTCTTTTATAATCGTCTTCAAGTCTCACAACATCATCAATTTCTGGTGTTGAGACTTCAATTAATGTAACAGAGGAATCGTCTGGCGCACAAAAACGATGTATTACACCGGGAAGTATACGAAATCTTTCTCCATATCCAAGAGTTTTTCGCTCAAAACTGTTTACATCGGGCGAACCCAGCTCCAGTATAAGAGTGCCATGTTGGACAAAAATTGTTTCATCTTTTAGTTCGTGATATTGCCTAGAAAGCCTGTGTCCTCTTTTGATGTACAAAATTTTTCCAAGGTACTTATCATTCTGTGCAAAACGAATTTCATGTCCCCATGGTTTTGGTGTTGTAAAATCTTCTAAGTTATCCATCTTATCTCCGGTTCTTTGATACAATCTTTCTCGTTTGGATCAAGAAAGAAAAGTGATTTTTTTGCCATTATGTGTTGGCTGTGCTTATGGGATCTTGGGTTGATCCATCTAACTAGAATTTTATACCCATGATCCTCCAGCACTATTCCGAAACCCAAGATCTTATGAAACTTATCTTGCTTATGCCTCACCAGTGTCACTGGGCACCTCTTC